TAGTGATCGTCGGTTAAATCTGTATTGGCTTCCATACCAAAACGATCAAATGGTTTTAAATTTAGTGCTAAAAATTCACGTAGATCCCAAACAGAATCTAGTTTATTCTCGCCCCATTGTTGTAAACTGTCACTATAAAAATGTTGAATAAAGTCCATCCAGGCTGCACGATCGTTGTGTATGAGCTTGGTGTGATCTTTCCAAGCAGTATAGCTACCACCACGGGTACGGTATTCAAGTTGATACAACGCATGCTCGGGCGAGTTGGTTAATACTATTTTTTTACAAGAATCTAATAGCTCAACAGCTCGAGCAGTATCTTCGTGTCTGGCCAGTTCGGTGCCGGTGAAGTGATGAAAATAAATGCTATGAAATACCGGAGTGTCAACTTGATCCAGATCTTGTTTAATTTTTATAAACGAATTGAGATCCAATGGTTGATTGGCAGCAAAGCCATGAGCATTATTTTGATTCAGTGGAGTGTCCGGCACGTCTAGCCAGCATTGTTTTCTTACATTGAAGTATTGCCTATGGCCTGCTAGATAATGCAAAGTCCAAGTCAAAAACGTACCGCCCACTCCAGGGTCTGTTAATACTGCTATCACCAATAATGCCTTTAAAGTTTATTCTTAATATGACTACCATGTACACGCACTTGTATGTGCCCGTTGTAGTAGTCATCACTTTCTAACACACGTCGTGCAAATTGTTCTCTAGCTTCTATGTAACTACAAGCTGATTTAGATTTGCAATAGTATAATATTTCACGAGTAAAGTGTTCACTGCCTAACTGTTCGATGTCTTTGCTTAGTTCCGGACTTGAGCCGTAGTATAATTGCCAGTCTGAGTCTATTTTGCTACGAATTCGTTTTTTCTTTTTGTTGCCGTTTTTAAGTTTTACTGTTTTATATGTTGTCTTACTGAATTTTGCTAATTTTTTGCCAATATATTTCCTGCCAGTTAAGTTATTTGTTATCAAATAAACAAAACCTACGCAATCTTCCGGTAATTCACCAATAGTTTTTGATTCGTATAGCCATGACATGGACTATTAGTTATGACGTTTCCACGTCAGTATTATAGGAAGTAAACCCATTTTCTTTGACTACCCTAAGAATATTTTCTACACGCCCGGCCAATTCGTCTCTATGCGAAACAAGCCAAATACTCTTGTGTCGTTCACGTGACATTTGTTTTAACAATGCCAGTGAGCTTTCGACGCCTTGCGTATCTAATCCAGAATCAATCATCTCGTCAATAAACAGCACGTTGATTGGTTGATACAAGGATTCAAATACATCACGAAATGCCCAACTCATGCTTAAAATAAGTCTATTGCGCTCACCTCTACTTAGATTATCAAAGTCCAGCTCACGTCCTAGCTCTTCAATGCTGACTGTTAAGTCATTTTGGAATACCACAGTGTGTGGCAAGCCAATACGATCTAGGTAGTGTGTGAGTCTGGCATTGAGATAGCTGAGATTCTGTTCAATAATCTTTTTACGAATAAACGAGTCTTTGCTGGTCAGTAGTTTGAGCAAGAAGTCTTGATGTTCTTGCAAGCGAGTAAGTTCATTAAGTGTATCATAGTTTACCTCTTGTAATGCTTGATTCTGCATATCCTCAATTTGTTCCACGTAAGGATCTGTTTCTGTTTGTTTTTCAGCAATTTGTTTTTCTAAGTTGGTCAACGTGGCTTGATGATGAATAGCGTCAGATTCCTTGTCATAAAACATTGTAGGCGGTTTGCCTAACGTGCCCAAGGAGTCGTGGGCAGCCTGTAATTCTGATAACATAGTGCTATGTTCCTGGCTCGACGCTCTTGCACTTGCCAAATCTTTCTGTTTTGCTTCCAAAACTTGTTGGTGCTTATTGTCGTGGAACGGTTGACCACATGTGTGACAGGTGTGAGATTCAAGTGTTGCAATCTCTTTGCTAAATTTTTCAATGCTTTTGTTTTCTCGATCCACGTCAAGTTTCGTGCGGGAGATCTGACCAGATAAGTCGTTAATATCTTTGCGTTTCTGATCCCAAACTTTGTACGCCTTGTGTGCTTCAATCTCCGCTTCAATGTTAATTTCCTGTAGCGACGATAAAGCCTTTTCGAGTGCTTTGATATCTTCGTCATGCTTCTCTACCCATAATTTTTGTCTGCGCTTGAGTGCTTCAATCTGCTCTTCGATACGCTTGTTAGCTTCCTGTACCGCACGAATACGAAACTCTTCTCTTTGTATGTCGTCTTTGGTTGCTTTGTTTAACTCTTTAATACGATCAGCACGTTCGCTTAACATGGTAATGCCCAGCAGCTGTTCAATGATTGTGCGTTGATCGTTTGATTTTAAACTTAAAAACGGTTCTGTGTAGGTATTAAGTGCCAGGATATGCTTGAACATGTCATGACTTAGTCCCAACGTGTGTTCTATGGCTTCTTGTGTTTCTCTTGAATCTCCTTGCGCATCATCAGTGATTTCTTGTTCTTTATTATTAACGTAGAATCGCAACACATTGGGTTTACGTCCACGTTCAATTTTGTATTCTTGATTGCCTACAATAAAGTCTAAACTGACCAACATGTTTTTGTTGTTGGTCTTGTTGACCAAATTGTCTTTGCGTATGTTGCTCAGTGCTTGCCCATACAAGGCATAGCTGAGAGCATTGATGATTGTGGTCTTGCCGGTGCCATTGCGACTACCGTCGCCGCCCAGATCCAGATTCTCTCCTAACACCAGGGTCAAATCTTGTCGATCAAAATCAATGCCCTGTGTGGTATTGCCCACACTCATAAAGTTTTTAACAGTTAGATTTTTTATTTGTATCATGTAGTTGATTATAGCATAGTATCGCGGTGCAGGTCTAGAGTCAAACAATGCAAGCCGCAATCGACAAAAAATCGATGACGCCAAGGAATAACCACAGGATCTATTCCTTTTTGTTGAAGTTGATTAAAAATTACAGGATTGTGGTTGGCCACACATACTGTTTCGGGGTTTACAGCCAGTACATTGACATCAAACACTGTTTCGTAAACATGTCCAGTCCAATCTTTAAGATACAATTCTACAAAATTGATAAACTCTTCGTTGTGTTCTTGTCCGGGCACCCACCACCGCCCGCCCACACGCTGTTTCATTACAACAAAATCGTCAAGATGATTTTGGTAACTGTCCGGAGGAACAGGTATCACATGATATCCTGGAAAGTGCCGAGCATAATCAATTAAAGGATTGATCCCCAAAATAACATGGTTTCCTAGCACAACAAAACATCCATCACTGTGCCTTGCTTTGGTGGTAACTTGTTCAATGGGCTTGCTGTTGCAAATAAACGTTGACACCCAATCGGCATAATTGCAAAATTCATTGGCATCTACTATTAACCGATCATCCAGGGGTATAACATTTGGCCCTTGCAATGGCTTGAGCTCTTTGGTTTCGTAACACAGTGCATTGGCAAATCCTATCAGTTCAGTTTGTATGGCTGGAAGATTACTACGGTTGCCAGCAACATACGAGTCAAACGTGGGCCAATCGGGTCCGGCTAGCTCTTGATATTTTTTTCTACTATACCAGGTGTCATTGTTGGAGTTATAATTGTCTACACTGTGTTGCATGGAATGGTTGTAAAACTCTTGATTGGGTTGACTCAAGTCAACATAATCTGCAGAGTTGTATTCCAGAATAGCATCATCAACAAATGTATTGATTTCTTGATTGTTGCCCAACCGATAAATTTGATTGCCGACCACAGTATGAAAGTCTCTGGGTTGCAGTGGCGGCATAAGGAACTGTTGAGTTGTACTGTGATACTCTTCAAACAAATTGCGTGTTGGCAACATTGGTTGTATTACTCGACACCCTTGGCTTTGTAAAAACTTTTTAAAGTATTCTAAATCTTCATTTATTTCTTCGGCAATGCGTTTAAGCGGATCTGCAATGGCCGGCAATGTAATAAAATCAAAATAGTCAGGGGTATAGTAGTTGCCAACTACTACAACTTTTAGATCATCATACGGGTTTTGTTTATGGTAAAAACCATGACTCATAGATTTTGATAGATTTTAAGCAATAACTTTGAATCATAGAATTCTGATTCTATGTTAGTGATCTGATCAGTGACAATTTGATCAACACTTTCAAATTTAACCTCGCCTGGCGCCATGTCGGCATCCACCGCTGTGCTTTTTACAGGTATCAAGGCCATTTCTCTCAAGTTGTAGTCCTTGACAAATGTATCTTTGATAAAGTTAGCTTCTTCGTAGCTAATGTCAATGTCCAACTCCACACGCACATGCATGTTGGGTTTCAAAATGTTCACACCGTTGTCGATGCATTCACTCAACTTCATAACACGATACAAAGGTTGGCCAGGCCAGGCAAAGTATTCTTCCTCTTTGTCCCACTCTAGGATCATCATACCACGATTGGCATCGCCGGCATCGGCAAAGTTGTGCGGAAAGCAGTTGCCAATATAGTTAATGTTCTTTTTCTTTTGTCTAAGATGGAAATGTCCAGAGTATACTTTTTCGATACCTTTGAAGTTGTCCACTTGTATCTCGCCGTGATCTGGCATTTCTACCATGGCATTCATTTTAAAATGCGGAAGTTCAAAATGCCCAAACATGTATTTGGCATTTAGTTTTTGTATGCGTTTGTGATCATCACCGACCAGCCACGGTGCAATAACAACGCCGTCTTTTTCAAACCAATCGTTGACCACATGAATATTGGGCAAATGCTGTGCCCACTCTGCGCCGTGTATGTCACGTTTATCTCTGTAGTATAAGTCGTGATTGCCCGGAATAAAATAAAAGTTTTCAAAGGCAGCACTTAATTTTTGTAAACTTTTCAAACTAAAATGCAAGGTCTGTAAGTTAATTGAGGCTCGGTGATGATGCCAATCGCCCAAGAACATGCCGGTTTCACACCCGTGTTCTTTGGCAGTGGCTATAAACCAATCAATGAAATCGCTACAGTCTTGGTTGTGCACCAGACTGTTTGATTTAAGGCCAAAATGTATATCTGTACAAACTGCGGTTTTATGGAATAAATTTGTCATTATTAGATTGATAGATCAAGTTCTTTAATTGTATACTATTTGTAGGCCATGTGTCAAGTCCGTTGCACTTGATTTCCCAACCTAAATTTCTCAATTGCCATTGTATCCAAGCCTGACTGGCCAATGGCACTTCTTGATCTCGCCAATCAAAATATGTATTGTCGAGCGTGTTGTTAACTATGTCCTTGCACAACTGATCTTGATTTTGATATCGTTGTAGTTCAAGCATTTGTTTATGAAACTTGGTAAGATAATGCACAGGTTTCAAATAGGTCAAATTGCATCTGCGTTTAATAACTTCGATACAATGTTCAAAACGAGTAATCAAATCGCTGACCAAAATAACATGGCAACGAGGATTTTGCCAATTTTCTGGCAAGTTCCACTCAACTTGATCTTGCCATGCTGGCATCAAATAATAACTTAATAGTTCTCGTTTAATCCAAGTCGGCACACTATCAATCGGTGTACCGGGTGCAACAGGCCAATTTTTATAAATGCGATCGGCACCAATGCTGGTTTCAACTTCCCGTGCCCACCAATCTGATCTTACTTTGCTGATCCAGTTGTTGATAACTAATAGCTGTGATCCTGAATCTGGGTAGATCAAAATCATATCATCAACCGATTCAAGAATTTCTTCTAAGTTACCAACAAGACTTTCATTTTTACTAATCTTAGGATGTAAGCGAACAAATTGCTTGTAGTCTGGACCCTGGATGTACCTGCGCCAAACATTTATATTTTCTACATGATTGCCTAAGAACAAATGACTGCTGCCAGAATCTGTAAACGGTGGATCAATTTCTTGATCCGTGCTTACATAAGTCAGTGCCCATTCCAAGTAGGTGCCGTAACTGCCACCACTGAATGCAATAGGAATAGTCTTGCCAAGATTACTCACTGGTGATCACCACTGGTCCTACTTCGGGACTTTTCTTGCCAGCATTTTGACGAGTCCATGATGGATTTAATCCGTGCATTTCGAGCATGTCGTCACGAATGTTTTGATTTTTCTTTTCTAAATTAAGAATGCGAGTAAACGAATTTGTAATGGCTGCAGTATAATAAGCAAACGGATTCTGTGATTTAGATTCGTCGAACTGTAGGCCAATTTGGCTTAACTGTAATAGTGCTTGCCCACGCATTTCTTCATTGTAGGTGTAACCACGCCAATTGCTACGAGTAGCATAGCGTTCACACAACTTCATAAACATGGTGGCAAGTTTGCGAGTCATGTTTCCGTGGTCTTTACTAAACTCTCCGCGCTCAAAGTCGCCAATCCAGTGACTTTTGCCCACTTGAAACGGCTGTTTGTTTTCATCTAAGCGATAGTGGTAAAATGGAGGAAAGTTCAAACGAATGTGTTTCTCGTCGAGGATTGGAATGTCTAATAGATCTGCCAACGGATCTTCCTCGACTAACTCGAGCTCAAAAATGTCTTCAATCTTTTTCTTTTTAGTTGCACTTTTGGGTACTTTTTTAGGTGCCATGGGTATGTGTTCCCAGCAAGTAATACGGAATACTAACTCGGTATTTGGAATTTTTTTAGGATCTATAATAGTGCCTTCTCGCTTTAATCTGTCGGCTTTGTTGCGCCTGGCTTCGGCAATAGTGCGTTGATTGATCTTTTCTACGGTGGGTAAAATAATATCGTATTGATGATCAGCCACCGGATCCAAGTAGCTACAATATGTGTTTTTACTTAGATGTATCTCTTTTAAAATATCTCTATTGTTGAGATAGTTGACTCTTGGCGAGGTTTTTGGTATTCCCGATGTGGTAGCAGGGCTTGTAGTTGACACTAGTATATCTCCTAATTAAGTATTTATTGTAGCATAAAAACCACAGTTGTCAACCTGAAATCATTATCTGGGTGGTTTATTTTTACGGTAAATATTAACTTAGGAGCCACTGACTAGAATGCCATACATTAACCTTAACGGACAACTAATTGAAGTAACCCAGGAACAGTATGATATCTATACTGTTGGACAAACTGTGAACCCGGGCACTGTCAACGTTCCAATTGCCTCGGCTGCTAACGTTGCTTCTGGTGGAAATGTTGTTATTAGCAATTCAATTACCACTCCAGTTTTAACACCAAATACCAGTATTTCGATTCCAGGACTAACATTACCAACAACAGCTCAAACAGTTGACACTACCCCAGCCGACGTGACTGATCTTGATGGCTACGCAACTCAAGAAGGAGTTGATGTATCAGACTCAGACTTATACACTGGACAAGACAGTTTTACAGCAGATGAATTAAATGCAATTGCAGCTGCGCAAGGAGTTGCTGGCGAAGAAGGATTTATTACAAGTGACACATACAGCGGACAAGACAGTTTTACTCCAGAAGAATTAAATGCAATTGCAGCTGCGCAAGGAGTTGCTGGCGAAGAAGGATTTATTACAAGTGACACATACAGCGGACAAGACAGTCTTACTCCAGAAGAATTAAATGCAATTGCAGCTGCGCAAGGAGTTGCTGGCGAAGAAGGATTTATTACCTCCGATCTTTACAGTGGGCAATCAAGTCTTACTCCAGAAGAATTAAATGCAATTGCAGCTGCGCAAGGAGTTGCTGGCGAAGAAGGATTTATTACCTCCGATCTTTACAGTGGGCAATCAAGTCTTACTCCAGAAGAATTAAATGCAATTGCAGCTGCGCAAGGAGTTGCCGGCGAAGAAGGATTTATTACCTCCGATCTTTACAGTGGGCAATCAAGTCTTACTCCAGAAGAATTAGATGCTATCGCCGCCGCGCAAGGAGTTGATGCCGGCGACGTTACAGATACAGGCATCACTGAACAGTTTTTATATGACAACGAAGAAGCATCTCAGACTGCTGCATTTGCTAATCAAGCACGACAGCAACAGACCATAGCCGCACAACGTAAACAAGCTAATAATGTTGCTGATTGGCGAGTTAGATTAAGACTAGCACCACAAAGTAAGTATTTGTACAATGCACCATCGCCGGGAATCTTGGCACCACTGACCATAACCGACGGTGTGATATTTCCGTACACTCCGTCTATAAACACTTCCTACAAAGCCAATTATAGTTCATATGATTTGACCCATTCAAATTTTCGTGGATACTTTTATCAAAACAGTTATGTTGATGCAATCAACATCAACGCAACATTTACCGCACAAGATACCAGCGAAGCCAACTATCTTTTGGCAGTTATTCATTTTTTCCGTAGTGCCACTAAAATGTTTTATGGGCAAGATGCTGAACGAGGCAGCCCACCACCACTGACATACTTGTCTGGCCTAGGAGAATATCAATTCAACGAACACCCTTGCCTGATACAAAATTTTACATATAATTTGCCAGCCGATGTTGATTACATACGTGCCGGTAGTGTCACAAACTCCGGCACAAATCTTACCACCAACAGAGATCGTCAAAGTGTTGCAACACAAGGCGTATTTGGCAG